CGGTTCCAGAAAACGCCGGCAGGAGGTAGTACAACTCACCAAGGACGTATTGCCCAGGCTTTACCGAAACCGTGGAATAGGCGTTAGAAGTGGTGTTTGTGGAAGTCGTAGCGAAGGCGAGAGAACTCGAACCCGAATGGGATTGGGCGCTGGACTTGGTTGGAACGGAAAGCCCTCCGGTAGTCCATTCGTTCGTCCAGTTGGCAGACTCAAATCCCCCATACGCAAGGACATTTTGATTTGACGAAACCGCCATCTTTGACGATGACGATTGAAGCATCAGGCCGGAAACGCTTGTCATTCCTGTACCGCCAATCAAGGGAATGGTGAAAGTCCCCGTGTGATTGAACATGCAGTCCCGGATAATTATCCCGCCCTGCGTACAAGTCGAATCCGAATAGAACGGGTTGTACGTTGTCTTTGCCGCCATGGAATTGAAACTGACGGCGGTGAAATTGATAATCGCATTCCCCCCAGCGACGGAAAACCAATAATCCGTGTCTGCGCTTTGCTCAATGTGGCCGCCATTAACGAACACCTGCCCGGCGGTAACCGTGAAAGTCCGGGTGTTGTAGTCGAGAGAACATGAATTGAAGAACGTGGTCGCGTTTGCATTGGTGTGGCTCAGAACATACGGGCGGTTATTCCACATGCAATTGAGGAATACGTTACGTTCTCCTCCGTTGGTAACCCCGGTCAGGATTTCAATCGAATACGTTGTCGGGCTTCCCGTGGTCAGTGTGAAATTGCAGTTCTCGAACGTGCAACAGAACGCCCCTGATCCAAAATTCACATCCTTGGCGAACTTGATAAACGCGCAATCCTTGAACGTGATTCCAGAGATGATGTTCGGAGAGGAAGAATCATTGATATTCACCGCCCTGACAGCAGTTGTCGCGACTCCCGGCCCGACAAAAAGAACCCCTTGAATCGGATGGGCGCGATTCCTCGCGTTCCGCATGTTCCCGTCACTCTCTGTTTGAGTGAAAGAGATCATGTCTCCTGTGGTTGCCGTGGCGAAGCTGATGATTGCGCCGTTTCCAATCAGCCCCACTTTGTTGGGATTGATCGAAAGTCCCGACGTGCATTTGTAAGTCGCTGCTGGAGATAGAGTGACGTAGGCATTCCCAAGGGCGGCCGCTGCCGTGAAAAGCGCATTCAGCGCCGTGGTGTCGTCCGTGGTTCCATCCCCTACCGCGCCATAGTCTTTCGCAGAGAGATATTCCCCCGCCTTGGCGTTCCAGTATCGGGCTGTACCCCCTGTTCCCGTGGCGGTGTATTGAAGGGAAGTCCCCGACCCCATCAATCCGGTAGCAACTTGGCCAAGCGTCACCGAATCCGCCGATCCCGATCCCGATCCCATCCCGGTAAGTTTGAACCCGCCCATTGGGAGGTTCCCCGTGGGCGTCGTTTGCCCGTCCCTCGAAAGAGAGGCGGTCAGGGCTGAGGCCATATCCGATAGCGTAGTGTTAGCCCACGTATCGGTGATCGTGGTTCCAATGACTACAGGATTTCCTGACGGGAGGGAATATGTTCCCGATCCGTTTCTCGGCATTTGTTGCTCCTTACGCTATCGCAGCGTTAGAATTGAAAAAGCCCACCTTCGCGGGCTAGGGGGTGTTTATGGAACCTTGGGTCTGGGCAATACTCTTGAAGCCTTTTGGTGCGCTGATCCTGTTTGGATGTATTGCACTACCGCTTAGACTTTTGTTCCAAAAATACGCTCCGGAAGGGAAATGGAAGAAATTCCTACTGCGCCGCATTAGCTGACGCAGGGACGGCAAAAGCTGGAACCTGTGCCGTTTTTTTGAGAATTCCCGCAATCTTGCTAGGCTGAACACCGGCGGCCTGCATGGCTTGAGCGGCTTCCTGAGGGTTTCTTAGCAGGTCGGCGAGCATCGACTTAACATGATCGTCTGCATTCCCATACAGGACATCTCCGGCGCGCTTCATCCACCCGCCCGGAACCCTTGCAACACTGCTCATCCAATTGGGGATTCCAGATTCTGCGGCGATGTGCGACATGGATGCTTTCTGTATCGTGTCCGATCCAACCCCCCGCCCTGCGTTTTCTGCCACTTTCATGCTTTGCAGGTCAGCAGCAACATTGCGCAACGTCTGCAATTGGTCGGGGTCCAGTACGCTTTCCAGTTTCGCCCCGCCCATGCCGGTGACGTTTCTGGCGATGTCATCCCCCTGGTCGGTCAGTGCCCGCGCATAAGCTGCCGCGTTCAATTGTTGCGGCGCTGGCATGTCACGATAGAGAGAGGGAACCAGCTTTGAAAGAAACTCGTTGCCGATGTCCATTTGGTTGATTGGTTTTGACATGGTGGAGTAAGCGCTTTTCGCTTGCCCATAGGCAGGAATGGCGCTCTCAAGCCATTGATTGAAGTCGCCAGCCGCATCACCGATTGCGCCGGATTGCGCCTTGTTTGCGCCCCCAATTGGGCTGAAGTCTCGCGCACTGTCCAATGCCATCTTGATTTCGTGTAGAGCTTTGCCGGTCAATGTGCCTGACGATCCTTGCGACATGATCGGATTGCCTGACGCATCCAATAAGCCAGTAGCGGCAGGCGGTACCGCTTTCGTGCCGATAGAGGCTCCACGATTCGCCGCATTGGTCGATGCCTCGGAGATGGCCTGTTGCAGCGCAGGACGTTGGAGCAGTGCGCTAATAGTGCTATCCACGGGCACTTGTGATTGTTTCGCCGCATCATACAAAGGCTTTACCGCAGATTCTCTAGCCCCTACCGCTGCATTTCTGGCGACATCATCCTTGGCGATTCCGCGAACCGCATCAGCCAATGCCTGCCGCTGGCCTTTGTCGAGGCTATCGAACAATTGGGGATTGGTAGCACGGACGGTACGCTCCAAAGCCGCCACCCCCGCATCGTCGGCAGATTGTCCGACTGTGGGCGCAAATCCAGTCGTGTTGCCCTTGGCGGAAAGCAGCCGTGCATATACCTGACGCGGATTCTCGGCAACGCGATTCAAAACCCCGCCTGCAATGCGCGTCCGTCCTGCTTCAGTGAATGGATCAACCACGGCGGCTTTTGCGGTCTTTGCCACTTTGACAACGGTTGGCAATGCGCCACCCGCTACGCCGCCTATTGCCATATTCGCAAGGCGTGAATCTTCCGCGCCTACAGGCTGCAAAGCCCCTTGCACCGCTCCGATTGCTGCGCCGCCGGGGATAGTCGCGGCCCCTGGTATGAGCGCCGCAGGAGCGGCTAATGCCACGTTCCCGAGAACATTCCCGGCAACGCCCGCGCCGGTATTCATCAAAGGGGCGGCTAACCTCTTGTCTGCGTCTATCTCTTTTCGGTCAATCAGCCCAGTCAATTGCCCCGCGCCGAGACCAAGATCAACAAAGGCTTTCCCCATGCCGGCTCGGAACTTATCCAGCCCGCTCATTCCTTCAGTAGGATCAAAGCCGGGATCGCCGACTTTCACCATTTGAGGAGCGGGCTTTTGTTGAGTACGGGCGGCCTGATACGCTTTGGATACAACCTCGAATTCAGGGGTGCCTTTCTTGTCTGCGTTATCAACAATCCAGCGCGCGTATTCGTCGGCGGTAGCCATTATTTCGCCCCTTTAAGGATCGCATCTGCCTCTGCATGAATATCTTTCGGGAGAATTGCCCCGGAAGACGCATCAATCGCAAAATCAGGCAGCGACACATTCAACCCAGAAGCCTTGGCTTTTTGGTACAGAGTGCGCGTAACTTTCTTTAACGACTCAGCGAATTCCGATTCCTTCATGGACGGGTCAAGCGCCCCAACGGAATCAGACAATTTCTTTCCTTCAGCATCTGACAGCGCTCCCATCCCTTTAAGAGCGGAAACCATCGGGATAAATGTTTGTGCTTTAAAGGTATCAAGATTCGCTTTGAATCCCTTGGCGTCGGTTCCGGGAATGATGCTTGACCAACTAGACATTCCAGTTCCTGATTCCCTTCCTGGATGCGCAAAAAGCGCTGCCGCCTGGTCAATTGCTTGCTGTGCGGAAATTGACTGCTGATCTAATTGCTGCTTTTTATTTGCATCAGCAAGGTCTTTCTTTTGGCCTTGCGTGATAGCAAACATATCCCGTTTAGCATCAATCTGCATCTGCGCAAGCTGCCTTTGTGCCGCAAGGCGTTCTTGTTGCGACAGTCGCATATCTTCGCTGCGCATTTTCATCTCTTGCGTTCTTTGTTCTCGGTTCGCATTGGCCTGTTCTGCTCTTGCAGCGCGCTCCGCTTCTGCCTGCTGCGCTCGGAACTCTTGTGCAGCTTTCAGGCTTGCATTCCGGTCTTCCCTGCCAGCAACGGAATCAGCCATCCTGAACCCAGCAGAAGCAAGATTGGGGTCAATCCCCATCCCCTTTGCCGCCCATGAAAGATAGTCTTGATCGCTGGGTCGCTGGGTTGTGACTTGAGGCGGGCCCATTCCATCGCCGCCGAACTTCTGCACTTCGGACGCTTGCGGCATTGAGTTGATCCATTCATCCCGCTGCCCACGGAGCATGTCAGCCAGCGCTTTTTGCTTATCGTTCGCGCCCCTCTCGACTTGTCCTGCCTGGTAGCCTTGGAACAGTTTGGCAAGTCCTTGAGTAATGGAAGGAGCGACGTACGTCTGTCCCACCATCTGCCCTTTCATGGGGTCAAAGGCTTGCTGCCTCAGAAGGTCGGCGTATTTGCGCTGTCTTTGAATGTCCTGGAACTCGGGGGAGTCTTCGTATCCCGGAATGAAATTAGCCATCTCATATCCCTCCGAGATAAGCGCTGCCCAAACTAAATAACCCGTTCATCGTATTCGCCGCGCCTGCGTTTTTGGCATTGGTCGCGTTCAGGTTTGCGTTATACGTTGCCTGCGTCGCGCCCAACAAATCAGCGCCCGCTGTAGTTTGTTGTTGAGGAACATTCACAAACGAGGGGTTTTGAACCTGCGAGCCGGTTCTCAACGCGTTAATCACGTTGATGGGCTGCATCTGGTTATAGGCTTGTTGCTGGAAGGCGTTCTGATTCGCGGTCATGCCTGCATTCAGGCCATTGACCGTGGCAGAGGACATCAGATCGTTCTGTTTCTGATCGAGCGCTCGCTTGGCATTTGTGTAGGCTTCCGTCCCGACTCCAATCCCCTGATTCGCCATTTGCTGATCGAATGACTTCGATTGCGCGTCGAGATTCGGCTGGAGTCTGGACATGATCGCGTCCTGATACGACTGGCCGGGATTGAATCCTGTCTGGGGGAGTTTGGAGGTATCCACCCCGGGACGGGAGAGTACTTGATTGGCGTATTGAAGCCCGGTGTTGGCAGTCCCCATCAACCCGGAGTTGAGTTGATTGGTCTGGTCGAGAATTTGCTGTTGCGCAGGAGCGAGGGTCTGGGTTGCAGACCATCCGTTATCGGGGTCGCTTCCAGTGTGAGAATAAGTCAAAGAACCGTAAGGCGTGGTCTGATTGACCCGATTCGCTGCGGCAGAGGCTCTTGCGGCTTCAAGGTTGCCTTGTGCCGTTTGTGCTGCTGCGCCGGCATAGTCAGGGGGAGCCGGGGCGTCTGATTTCCCGCCCCCTTCCAATGTAAAACGGACCTTATTAAAGGCCCGTTCGGGAAGCATTCCAAAGTGCGCGTCTAGTCTCATTTTTTTACCCTCAGCCAGCGGCAGTCATCGGGCCGCATGATGAATACAATTCCATCCCCATCCGGAAAGTAGTCTGCAAGAGTTGTCTCGCGCTTCCACCCTAGATGCTCATTTACCTTTATTGCTTTGTCGTTCGCTGTTGAAACCAGCCCGGTGACTCGTTTGACCTTCAGTTGATTGAAGGGATAGTCGAATATCTGCCATAGCCATTCTCTTGTGATCTTTCGCGGGTCATCAACCCTTGAGTGCATGGCAATCGAAGAGCCGGTATAGCCGTCGTACATGATTCCGGCACACAGAATCCCTTCGTGATTCACGACTCCGATTCCGGTGTTTCCGGAGAGAAACCTTCCCCCGGCTTTTTCTGTCACCCATTCCCCGACCCGTTGCGAGTCGTAAATGATCACAGCATCCCGCCCGTTTCAAACACCACGTCGGTAGAAACCCACCGAACATCAACGCCGGAAGACACTACCTTTAATTGAGGCGCTCCGTAAAACCCTTGAGAGGACACGGACTGCCACGATTGCTGAACATTCAACCCGGACCCCCACAAAGCCGAACCCCAAAGAGAAGATCCCCATTCGGCTGTCGTCACGGGAGAAAAGGTTGTCGGGTCTATGGGTTCCGTCGTGTCGAAATCGACATTTATCCCGCAGAAAACTGAAGGCCGCCCGGTGACTCTGAGAACTGGCCGGGACATGGTGAATCTCTTGCGATTCCCCGGATTCCCATAAGGATTGAACGCGCAAAGTCCAACCCCGGTTATCCACGTCCCATTGTCTGAATGGGTATCCCATGCCTTATAGACAACGCCATTGCCCCCGAAATAAGGCGCATCCCCCCACAATTCAAAACAGTTCGCCGCCCAGCCAGTGAATTGGCACCAGTTCTTTGTGATGGAGTTCATCACGTACTGTTCTTGATAGCCAACAGATACCGGAACATTCAACCAGAGCTGATTTTCTTTTGGGTAGTACATCAACTCCCATCCGAAATTTGCTCCATATCCCGTGACGGCGGTAGAAATCGCGTATTGGATCTTGTCTGTCAGCGCAACTCTCGGATTGACCCGCGAAGATTGAAGCGCCGAGGACATGGGAAGTATCCCGTCCTGAGATATGATGAGAAGATCCCCTGCATACTTGTAGAGGCATCGCGTCCCCACAGGCGCACCAATCCGCCATACCCCTTTCAATGCCCATTTGGTCGCATCGGACGGGTCCGTTCCCTCATAGACGAGAACTTCGCCTTTGTTCGTAACCGCGACGTAATAATCATCCACTCCAGAGCCGGCATCAATCGTCCATGTCCCGTGATTGACGATATACCCGCCCATCTGAGCGAACGCAGACATATCAACCGCCGCCGCCGCCCCTCCCACGGACTGGACGGGGAGATACCATGTCTTCAATGCCCCGGCTTCGGTGAAAAAAACCCGGTTCTTGAACAGAATCGGATTATTCAGCTTGGTCGTTGTGACTCCGGTAATCGCGGGGACCGAAGCGCCATCAATCGCCGTCCAGGTTGCCCCGTCGTAGAGTTGAGGCTTGTCCAATCCGTTCGCCGCGTAAAGAAAAATCCCGCCGGCAGTGGTTACGTTGGCGCATTGAAATCGTGAATCTGACAATCCCGTAACCGCGGCGGCCCCTACAGCTCCGCCAGATGAGACATCGTAAATCTTGCCTTCAGAAACCGCCCACATTTCCGAGGTCGCGCCCCCTCCCTCATACGTCATCAGGGTTTCAACCTGATCCGGGAGCCCCGTCGCCCATACCGAATAACCTGAACGCAAAACGCATTCAGTTGTCGCAGGGAAGATATTCTTCAGAATGACGGCATCTGTTGCGCTCATGTTTGCAGACGGATCACGAGCGTTCCAACCTCCAACCGGAGCAGGGACCGTGACGGACCGTCCTACCGCTGCACGTTGTCTCGGATTTGCCCGAACTCTCATACGTTCCAAGACCCCGAAGGAACAACGATGCCGGGGAATATGTCGTATTTGGTATTGGACAGACTTAGCCAATCCTTTGATCCATCCCGACTCATGGCATCCGCAACACGCCTTTCATACGTGTTGAAATCTTCCCCGTACTCAAACCCCTTCAGCTTCTTGAATCGCCAGATCGTCCCAAGGACAAGAAGATTCCAATCCAACAAGGGAACGTCTTCATTCGCACCCCATTCCTCTTGGCCGGCTCCACCAGAAGATTCGCACCAGTTGCGGGAGATGTACTCAAAGTAACAACTCTCCCCCGCCGTTGGGGTGGGGTACATCAATAGATTCCCGCCCTTGATGCGGAAATTCGACCACGGGCCGTTTATGGCGAAGGCCTTGTTCTGCTGCCATCCTTGGGGAGTCTTCGGACCAAATACCGGACGCCGGAGAGACCGGTTCCAGATCGTGTCATTGATGATGTAATTCAAACCGGGCGCGATGGTCGTTATGGCCCCCTGGTCTTCCGTGGCCACCGTGGTATAGGTGGCTTCGGTTTGCAATGCTGACCACTGATACCGCGCGGAAAGCTCCTGCCCTTCTTCGTTGCACAACTCGACGATAGTGACGACATCGTTCGCCGTTGATCCCATGACATCGGAGACCGCATCAAGCGACATCCGCTTCAGGATGGAATTGACGATAGAGAGGCAGGTAGCCATAACGATTCCTTATGCTGCGATTTTGGGCCGCCCGCGTTTGGGCTTTTCTTCCAGTTCGGCAAGCCTCTTTTCGAGGGCGGCAAGCTGGGCCTTAAGTTCGGCGTTTTCCTGCATGACCGACGAGGCGATTTCCTTACCCTTGAGCCATTCGCGAGCCTTTTCTCGAAGCTCTCTTCCGCCGATTCCGAAACGCCCCATGCACTCTTCCGTCATGGCGGCAACGTCTTCAATGGTCACGACACGAATGGAAATGAAGTTCTCTGCCTGAGCAGGTGAGAGAAGAGGCCATTCCTTGACCGAAGTCCCGTTAAGAGGGGCTTCGTGGCCGGCCTTCCATGCTTCGTATTTCTTGTGAAAGCCATCGACCCACTCTTGCGGCATAGCGTCTTGCGATTGGGACAGGAGCTTGTTCTTGATCGACTCAAGCCATGCCTTCGCGTCTTTTTCTACAACGTCCTTGGAACCGGGCTGCATGATGAAAGCCATGTCGATGTCTTTCGTCTTGCGATAGCCCGCTTCAACACTCGCCCTCGGGTCTTCCTTTGCGATTCGCTTGAACTCAACATAAGGGGGACGTGCGGGAGCTTGGGAAATTCCGACCATTTGGATATGTCTCCTGTAAAGGGTCCATTTCGGGGAACACTCGGATGAATGCCCCCTGAAATGAAAACAGCCCCGGATAGGGGCTGTCTTCACCTGCTTTCGAGACGGGTTAAGTCACGATCTGCATGCAGCTGGGGTTGTTGATCATCGCGGATCCGTAACCCGTGTAAGTGCCGGTAAGGGTGATCGACCCGGTCGCCGTCGAGTTCTTGTCGCCAAGAGTCCCGATGGCCGATCCGGTGTAGATACGCTTTCCATCCGGGTCCAGGCCGGCGACCACGGTCGAGGCCGGGATGCCCGTACCCGAAAGAGCCATGCCAAGGAACGCGCCGTCATAACCGCTCGGCACCACCAGAACGCCGGTCCCGATGTGGGTATTGGCGGTAAAGGTTTTGGTGCCGGTGGCGGAAATCCGATTGCGGATGTTCAGCACTTGCTTACCCGTGGCAGTGGCGCCAAGGATGCCCGCCGCCGCAATGGCAAGAACGCCATCCGCGGCAACGGTTGCATTGGTCTTGATCACCGCGCGGCCTTCAAGCTGAATCCATCCATACGTGCCGGAGGCCATCGGAGCCATAGCGATACCAAAGCAGAAGCCTTGGGTAACGGTGGAAGGGAGCAATGCGCCCTGATACACCTCGTCCCACATGACCGCCGATCCCTTGAGGATGGCATCATTGGATTTGATGTACATGAACTTGCCCGCGCCCCAGAAAGGATCCACCGCCGTAACGGTGAGGCCGAGCGCATGGCGTTGCGAGGTGTCGGGAGCGAACCAGTCGTTGAAGGGTTGCGTGCCGAGAGTGGGAGAAATTGCAGCAAACATAGTGTTATCTCCTTAGGGCTTGCCGACGCCTTGCAGCGAACGGTTGGAGGTGACCAAGTTTCCTTGGAAAAGAATCGGGATAACGATGGCATCCTGATTCACCGACTTGAGTTCCGGCATGATTTCCATGTTCGCATCCTGATGAACCACGAGATCGATGTAGTCCGTATTCAGGAAGTACATGTGACTTGCAGGAACACCCGAGGCGGACGAGTCGAAGAACACGTCTGCCGTCTTGTACTTCATCGAGATCATGCCGCCCTGACCTTCATCAGACGGGGCGTAGCGCTTCAGGCTGGATTGGGACGCCTCGAAGAACGCGAAGTAATCCGAAGACATCACGATCAAGTCAGGCTGATCGCTTCCGCGAGTCGTTGCCAGCCACAACGGAAGCATCATGCCGGATTCAATGGTGGACGCCGATACGGTCACGGAGTTGTCAGACGCATCCTGCACCTTGTTCTGCCAGAAGGCATACGTGGAGCTGTTGATGCCGCCCACAATGCCCGTGCCAGTGTCTGCGACGAGGGCCTGAATGCCGCCGATCTGGTTGGAAACGGTGACGCCGTCCGAGTAAAGGTCTTGCGAAAGACCGTTCGCCATCGAGCGTTGTGCGTTCTTGATCTTCGCTTTCACGAAGTTGATGATCCGATTCGCGCCGGAGTTGGTGCGGATTTCCAGACCGGACGCCGCCACATTCACCGCAACCTGACGCCACGGGAATTCCGCCGCGGTAATGACATCCACCGCAGAGACGTTCAGCACGTCAAAGCCGGAATAGCGCTGATAGGTCGAATTGCTGGCGTAGTCGAGAGGTTGAACAATCGAAAGTCCGCCATCCTCAAGCCGGACCTTGCCCTTTTGGGTCAGGCGACGGTAGAGGGCGTTGTGATTCGAAACATTATCGGCGATGTCTTTCGAGTGATTCCGATAGGTAGTGCTCACCAGTTCCGTGAAGGTACTGAAAAGCGTGGATTGACCGGGAGAGGCCATAGTATTTCTCCTAGAAGGATTCCTGCGTCATCACGACGCGGGGGAGATCAGATCAGGCCCAGACGTTGGGCGGTTTCTCTGATCGTGTCGTCTATCGAGCCAACAGGCTTGGCAGCGGGCAACGTGGCCTTGCGGCTCACGTTCGCCGAGGCGGCTTGTTTGGCAGCTTGTGCTTTCTGAAGGGCTTCAGCCTTTCGCTTCTCTTCAAACTCCGCTTGCTGTTTGGCAAGCACCTGAGTCCGAACAGTCGGATTGGCGTAGATAGCCTTTTCATAGGCGTCATTGAGATCGGTCGCTAGACCAGCCTGTAAGAGGCCCGCCATGTCGTTCCGTACATCCTCAAAGTAAGCGTGCGATGGGTCCGACTTGAATCGCTCCAGGTGGCTGTTAAGCTCCTGCCGTTCCTGCCATTCCCTTGCTTGGGTTTGCTGCTGAATCCATTGTTGCTGCTGCTGTAGTTGCCGCTGCAACATCTGGACTTGCGGGTCAATTTGCGGCTGACTCGCTTGAAACTCTGTCGCTTGTCCGAGATCCACTCCGTAGTCCTGAGCGATCTTGGAAATCATTGCAAACTTCTGCTGCGCAGACCCGAAACGCAGGGCTTGGTCTGCTTTCAGCAATTCATTCACCGCAACGTCAGGCGTCACCCCCAATGCCTGAATCGTCGGGAGATAAGGCGTCACCACCCTTTCCATAACGTCACCGAACTGGGCCTTGGTGCGGAACTGTTCAAGCCCCTTGTGCATCTCTTCAGAGCGGCGGATAAACGCGTTCTTCACGGCTTCGGGAGCCTGTGCAAAGGCTTCCGCTTCATCCTTCCTCAATCCGAGTCGTTGAAGCTCGGGGGGGACGGCGGGGGGCGACTCCGGAGCGGGTTGGGCCTCTTCGACGGGAGGGGTCTCGTCAGGCAGTTGCTCCGGAGTCGCTTCCGGCTTGGCAAACCGGCCTCGATCATCCCTGAGCCGGTCTGCCTTTTGTTCTTCGGTTTCCTCTTCGCTTCCCCTCGCTTCAATTTCTGCAAGGGTGTTGCGAATCGTGTCGTCCATGCTGACTTCTGCTACCTCGTCGGGGGTATCCTCGACTACGGTTTCGTCTGACATTGCTGTCTCCATAAAGGACAGAGGGGGCCAATGCCCCCCCTGGGTGGGTACGTCATCCCGACGTTCCCGATGCCCTGTCTAGCAGGGAATTACGCTGCGCTTTCCAGTACCTTTCTCTTGTCGCTCGGTAGCTGGTGCCACGCTTGGACAACAGCGCTTTCTATCGCTGCGTCCTGTTTCTTTTCTTCGTCTTTCACGCGAGATTGAGCCGCACGGGTCTCTGACTCCATGCCTTCCCACTCTCGGCAATTGTTCTTCTTCAGGTCTTCCCGGCGCTTCGCCCTTGAGTCAATCCACTTGCCATCTATCGGCGATTGATAGGCAGGAATATCCACAATCCCCATCGGGGCCGTGAGAATGACCTTGGTCATTGACTCGCCACAATGCGCGGGAGTCTGGTGGCAATTATTCACCGTCTGGTAGTAGTCTTCCGTTGCGCCGCATTTGGCACACATGGCTTCGTAAATTGGCATCAGAGTAGTAGCAGTAATGCTTCCTCGTCGTCTTCCTCTTGGCGTTTGGCAATGATCTGATTGACGATTGCCACCTGTGAATCCAGCCACTCGCTAAAGTCCGTATAGTCATGATATACGGTTTTTTGTTCTTCTTTGACTTCTTCGATTACGGACTGAACGACTTCAGGCTCAGGCTCAATCCCTGAAATCCTCTGAAGCGTTGCGCGGATCGTTTCTTCAATCGCGGAGTCTTGTTGCTGTTTCCGCTTCCATGCCTTCTTGTTCCATCCTGTGTGCTTGTTCGGATGGAACGCATCATCACCGCCAGTCTTTGTGTTTTCCCCAGACCAGGCGAACGTCGCAGACTGTCCAGAATACGAATAGACCCCGGCGTCACCCGATAGCGCGTAGGCAACCGAAGAACTTGCAGAGGGAGCCGAGCTAAACGGGCCCTGAGCAAAGGTGTCGAAACCGAAGGACATTTAGAACGCGATGATGTAAGCCACACCCGGGCCACCATTGCCACCGCTCCCGGCAGTCCCACCGGTAAAGCACGCACCACCCCCACCCCCTCCGCAACCCTCTCCGGCATCTCCCCCATTACCACCTGCTGTTGAAGTTGCTCCACCCCCTCCACCACCAGAACCACCAGAGGAATACCCGAAAAGGCTTTTTATGCGCGTCTGGCCCATATAAACCCCCGTGTTTCCGTTTGTTCCGTTTCCTGCACCTGTGCCACCCGTACCACCAGCAATGGAGGCATGAATAGCTACGTTTGTAGCATTTACCGCACCGCCAGCGCCACCCGCCGCCGCAGTTGCAATTGCCCCGCCGCCTGCGCCTCCTGACGTGATCGCCGCTGGGGCCGCCGCCGTACCCGCTCCGGCCGAGGTTGCCGTACCTCCTGCCCCTGCGGCTGTTGGTGCGAGAACTTGAAGAAGCATCATCCCGGAGAAGAGGGCAGACGAGCCACCAATCGCGCCTGCTGTGCCTACCGCTGCCGCACCCGAAGCCGCACCTGCTGCGCCTCCACCTGCTGCCGTGCTTGAGTAGATCAGGGAATAGTTAGCCGATCCCGCTAAAGGAACGGGAGAAATGGATGAGCCAATTGCCGCCGATCCTGCGGCACCTGATGCGCCTCCTTTGCCGGGGATGCCCATGCAAATGTAGAGAACATCGGGACAAAGGAACGCGGGGACAAGAATTGACCCACTTCCACCACCACCTCCACCACCGCCACCCCCCGCCGCACTTGCCGCCCCAACAAACCCACCACCACCACCACCGCCAGCGGCTTTGAAGAAGATGTAAATCCACGTCGCCCCGCGGGGTTTGTTCCAAACCTTGAACTCAGACGTTGTCGTTGCAAAGGACTTAAAAACATCGAACGAAATCGCCGAACTTAGCGCAGGAACGTCAAACCCATCAAGCATGATGCCAATCCGGGGGGGGGATTTCGTTCTCGGTGATGTCCTTCAAGGACGAATCCTCCAAAGGCACGCCGTCCAGCGAGAAAACGCCATCACAGATCCTTGTGTCTTCCGTTACGGACTGATACCCATCCTCACCGTTTTGGAGGATGCCTTTGAACCAGATGCTCATCAGTACTTTCCTCCAATACCCGTGACATACCACCCCATGCTGGCCGGCTGTACGGAAAGGCATTTGACGAGGATGGTGTATCCCGCAGGGATGGGAAGGTTTATCGGCAGGGAATAGGTAATGTTCGCCCCTGTTGCAGACGGCGTTGTTGCAGGGAGCGCAATCTCATCAATCAGCCATGTATTCGCGTCGGTCGTCGAGCCTGACGAGACGGACGAAATGAATACTTTCATGGTTGTGGCGTTGGAAACGGTCGTGCTTGTTCCGCCGTATTTGAATATCAACGACCGGAAAAACCCTCCATTGGTCGCGTCCGCTTGCCACACCTTATGAGGGCCGCCATCCGCAACAGAGGTAGCGATGGTTCCTGCACCGTCGTAAAGCGTGGAGGCCGCTACCCGCACCAGCCAGCCAACTGACTGCACATCCCCCACACGGGTGTAAATCGGGTCTGTATTAGGGAGCGCCATTTATGCCCATCCTTGTGATTTGATCCGGGCGAGCAACGCACCGGAGTTAGCGTCCATTTGCCAGTGTGAATTCAGCGTGACAAACACGTCCTTCGTCCCTGCGGAGAAATTCACCGCCGCTGCGATTCCTGACGATCCGTTTTCCACGGTGTCCCTAACGAGCGTGGTTGAGGCCGAGAGATACCCCAGCCCGACTTCCCACTCAGAACCGCCCGCGATGCAATACGGGAACACGTCCCCCACGTTGTAGGCATTGGCGAACGTCTGGTATCCAGTCGGAGCCGTCCCGGAAAGGGTGACATTCCCCGTTCCCGTGGTCGTGGTTGAGTCTTTGACTCGGTCTCTGGCGTAGGGCATCAGGTCACCTGAAACACGCCGGCAGCCGGATCGGGAGTGAATGCAAACGTGTCGGCATTCGATCCATTCATCGTCACGGTTGAGCCGTAATCCCAATAACCGGGAACGATGTTGTTGGTCTTATTGACCAAGAGGACATAGCGGAACGAGAACCCCCCACCCGATGCCGTCCATGTGGCAGGAGAGGCAAGAATGAGCTTGTATGTCCCCGCGGCTTCGCTTGAGGATGTCGTGGAGACATTCGCGCCGCCTTGGGTGTATCCCCCTCCCGTGGCGAGATCAGTCGTTCCGGCAACGAATGCCGGAGAGCCAGGAACAGCCGACGCGAGCGCAAACGCCCATTGATCCGTCCCGGCGTTGATCCCTTCGGAGGCTGTCTATTGCCCCGGCGACTTTGACATAAGCGGCCATATTACTGAACCCCTGCAATCCGGCCATCAGGCCCGCGAATGGCTTTTCTCGGTCGGGTCATGACTTCCACCAATTGTGCATGGGAGTCCTGTTGTGACTGCATGAGCTTTTCCATGTTGGAATTCATCGCTTCCACAAGGGCAGACAAGCCGGCCTTTGGTTTGGCTGTGCCATCCCCGTTAATCTGTGTCGTTTCATCCTTTGCAGAGGCAGAAATCGCCGCCGTGTCCATTGAGGTCTTTGCAGATAGCTCCGCCACGACAATCTTGGTATTCGCGTCCAGCTCGGCTTTCCATCGGTCAAACTCAAGCCGTTGCGCGTCACTTTGTGCCTGCGCCTGTACCTTCATCTGCTCAATCTGCGCGTTCAGTTGCGCTTTCTGAGATTCGCGCTCGGCTTCCATTTGATTCCGTGCCTGCTCTATCTGGGCTTCGTGCTGCTGCCGCGCCATTTCGAGTTGTTGCGTCCCCTGTTGCTTGAGTTGCTCAACCTGTAACGAGTTGTCTTGCGGCTGCTGCTGTTGGGGAGGCGGTTGTTTCACCTTGTCCAAAGCGTCCTCTACGGCGTTTCCAAGCCGCGCCCGACGAATCACAGCCAGCATGATTTCCTTCAGGGCATCAACCGGCATGGCGCCCATCTGCACCGCAGGGCCAAACCCTTGCATCAGAGACGTGAGCCCGCCCAAGAGCTTCTGCATGGAATCCATGTCGCCCTCAATCGAGGCAGCAACGGTGGAGTCGGTCTCTACATCAACCTTGTACGTTCTGAGCTTGTCGTCTTTCAGAACCTGAATGACGTCTTCCCATGTGGGAGACTGAGCCATTGCAGGGTCGGGAGGTTGTCCGGTCATTTGCGCCTGCATCAGGGCTTGCTGTTTCTGCTCCATCGTCGGGAGCTGAATCCCGGTCATGGTCTGCAAGGTCTCAAAATTGAAATGCTCCCCGATGATTTCAGCTTGTATCCTGAGGATGTCCCGAATGAACCTCGCCACTTCGGATTGCATTCTCTTGAGGCGATTCGATCCCCATTGATTCTTGATCTGTTGCGCGGTAGCGGTTTCGTTCGCGTTCGTGGAACCTCGCAGAATGTCCGAGATTCCCGTGATTTCGTAGATAACCTGCTTGGCCTGTTCCCGCTGAACGTAGAGTTCCTTGAGAACCATCGCGGCTTGTTCAATGGGCATGAACCAGATGGCTTTCTCAAGCCCGCCGCGTTCAAGTAATGCCGTGACGTTCTCCGCCGGGATGAGGTCGTTATCCTCTCCCCGCATCAGCTCGGAGAGTTCGCTCAACGTCGCGTCGTAAATCCCCCGGAACTTGAGACCTTTCACCAGCCGGTTAATCCGCGCCGTGATGGTGTCCAGCTCATCCGCTTGTTCCTTGTACATCTCATAGAGAGGCACAGGGATAAGGCTTGAGCTGTCCTCAACGGACATGAGCGGAGCAGGAACAGGGAAGAACCCCTGGAGCCCAAGAGGGTCAGCAATCGTTTCGAGCGGGCCGTCTTTGTACCCTTCGGAGATGAACAGGACTTGCTTTTTTTCCTTGTCCCAAATCTCCCACACTTCCGCGGTCTTGAAGGTCTCCTGTAAAGACTCGTCCTTCATCGCCTTGACGTCTTCATCATCCGTGGCGTTGAGTTGAACCTTTGCGCCAACGTCGCCGAACTTGTCTTCCAACCCTTCGCGGGTCATCTTGTGCCTGAAACCTATAGCGGAGACTTCGCACCACTCCTTCGCCGGGCAGAGAACCCGGAAGTCGTCCCACTGCACATGCTCAGGGGGAGTCTGTTCCCACTCCAATTCCTCTTCATCGCCTTCTAACGCTTCGCCGCCGGCATCGTGCTGTTCGTTTTCCTCAACGTGAGTGTCTTGCGTAACGCCCACTTGCTGAAGGGAGGGAACATAACGAACGCGGGCAACTCCCCGACCAGGCAAGAGCATGTCAAGAACACAGGCTTTGATAACTGAATCAAAGTCCGTCGTATCCAGTCCATACTCAAGCGATCGGGACAGAACCTCGCTGACCGCCTTTCCCACAGGGTCGGCATCCTTGAACCTTCGTCTTACATCTGGCTTGGGGAGCGAGTTATAGACCGCCGGACGGAGCGTTTCCGTATTAGCCCATAGGATGTTGAACGAATGGCGCTTGGCTTGCTTCTGACGATAGCGATCCCATACCTTCTCGCCCTTCTTCCGCCATTCGGATTCCCGTTTATCCGCGAGCTTTATCTCCAACAGCCAGCGTTTAACGACTCCGGCACCGTTTTTCTCAATGTCGGAGGGCTTCTCTAAAGAAGCCGATGCGCCTTCGTAGTCCATTAGACAGGCTGGAAGATGAAGGTGACGTTCAGCGTGCCGCCAATCGTGGCGTAGGCGCTTGAAGCAAAGTCAGCCGGGAAG